AAGCAGCCCTGGAGCTCTCATCAACTCCATTGATTTTCATAGAATTGGAGTTGCTGGAGATCTGCATTTTTCGGCATTTCGGAGCAATGATTCCGGTTGCAATTGTCTGCTGTAAAAGCTCACTCGAAAAATCCTGCTGAACAAGAAACCCTCCGTCAGCAGGGACTGTCTCGCCAAGACCTGTTGCCGCGGCTTTGATTCTTAGTCGTGGATCAATAACTCCTCCAGGCCGTCCAGCATTCACAACTGCCGCCAACAGTTCACCCAAACTCTTGAAACGATCCTTATCCCTAATCTCAATCCGGGCTTCTTTATCCTGCGGCCCTGGCTTGGTTACTGCTGATCCAGGACTTTCAAGCTCATGTGCAATCCGCTCTTGACGTTCCATCGTGGCAACAGTTTTTTTCAACTCCTCGACGGTATCCAGCATTTCATTTTTCAGGCTTATTTCCGCATCTGATGGATCACGATTTTCAGCCACACATTTCGCATCGATACCGCTTATCTTTTGCATAAGAGCTGCGATATCTTCTCTGTATTGTGATAAAGTTTTCATTCGTTTTATCTCCTCTATTTACATGTTAAGTAGATCCGCTTTGAGTAGCAATTCCGCTACTTTGTCCTTAGCCTTTGGTTTGGCTGGGGCTACAACTTCAGCCCTGGTTAATGGTTCCGCCGTTTGATCCTTTTTCGGCTTCGGCTTCTCAACATCGCGCTGAGTCACAGGTTCAGCATCACGTTGAACCTCTTTCCCTTCCGGCTCTGGGTTTTCAGGTTCATCAACATCGCGCTGATAACCTTCAAATCCTTTTGCGAGGATCGTTTTGGCCTTTTTTTGGCTACAGCCCACATCACGTAGGGCTTTTTCCAAATCTTTCACTGTCGGTTCCTGTTTTTCACCCATGAGTTGATCAGGAACATTTGCGAAAACAGACAGGTCAAAAAGAGTGGCTTTCGCCTTCTCGTCTTTCTCTGCTTCATCAATCACATCGATAAAGCCCATTTCCTTGGCTTCATCAGCTGTCATCCAAGTTTCGGCGGCCATTAATGCCTTGATTTCTTTTTCGTCTTTGCCGGTTTTATTTATGTAGGTCTTGGCAATCGTCCCGCTAATTTTGTCCAGCAGGTCGGCTTCTTCCCTCATGGTGTCAGCGGTCCCGATAACGATTGACCAGGGGTCATGGATCATGAAGAAGGCATTCTCGGCCATGCGGATTTCATCAGAGGCAAGGGCAATAACAGAAGAAATAGAGGCGGCTAGGCCGTCGATGTGGGTAACGGTGTTTGATTTATGCTGCTTTATGGCGTTGAAAATCGCCGTACCATCAAAGACAGAACCACCGGGACTGTTGAACCGGATATTTATGGTTTTTGCGGTGATATCATTCAGGTCCTTGATGAATTGCTCGGCGTTGATACCGAACCAACTTATTTCATCGTAGATATAGACGGTCGCTTCATCATCCTTGTTTTCAATCTTGTATGATCCGGCCTTTGCTCTCGGCTTGAATGGACTTCTGTTATGGATTCGCATTTTTTTCCTCCCTGGTTTTAGGGCAAAGAAAAAAGGGCAAATGATAGTGGTGATGGCACCATCACTGCCCCTTTATTCTCTTCTACATCCTTGTTGCCCGTCGGCCCCAAGGAAAGCCCTGATTTTTATTTACGCTCTAACAATTTAAGCCTGGCTTTCGGTTCCTCTTTTATTTGTTTTTGATCTGGTTCTGGCTGTTTCCCTTGATTTTTAGAGAGATATTCTTCAAATTTGCTCATAGGGATCAAGCCCGTTGGCATCCATAATTCATCGGCTAAGAGGTCTTTGCTGGGGTTCATATCCTCTAATGCCCTGGCTTCATTTGGCGTCATCCATCCAGATCCGATTGCATTCTTGTAAAACTCGGATCTACTTTTTGAATCAGCCCGTAAAATCCCCTCTACTGCATGCTTGAAATATAGGCTCTCCTTCTGTTCTCTCGGGGACAAGAGCTGCATATTATAATTCTGCTCAAGTCGGACCAGCCAGAGCAAAATACAATCGCCATAAAAAGATAGCTGCTCACTCTCGATGTTGTTGAAAGAGGATTTTGTCAAATCCTTGAGTTTATGGGGTGGAAGGTTAAACCAACGGGCGATTTCAGGAATTTGGAATTGTCTGGACTCCAAAAATTGACTATCTTCCGGTGGAATACCTATATTTTCTATCTTCAGACCATCCTCCAAGAGCATAAGTCTATGAGATTGGCCAAGGCCGCTATAAGATTCAGTCAAGGATGCCTTTAGATTCTTGTGGGATTCCGCATTAAGCTGTCCCGGATGAGATACGATTACCCCCGGGTGAGTGCCTTGACCGAAGTAATGGCTTCCAAATGTTTCCATGGCCATACCCAATCCGATTGACTTTCGCGCCATGGCAATCGGTGAATATCCTACAAATCCATCAAATCCGAGGCCTGGAATGTGTAAAATCTGCTCTCTTGAGAGCCATTTGGTCTCTTTTTCAACCCGGATTTCATACCAAAGTTTACCTTCTATCATCTGAATATCGTTGACCTTGTTTGGGGGGATCGGCCAGAGTTCGACAACTTCCCCATATCCATTTTTTACTTTCTCAGCATAACCATTACCCCAGGTAAGAATATGGGCCTGCATAACCGCTCGACCTATCTCCGCCGTCATGTATGGATTCCATCGGTCATGCATGACCTGATAGAGGGATTTTTCTGCGACTATCTGCTTAGATTTGCCCGTTCTTTGCATTAGGTGAAGGGGAAGGGTGCTCACCGTGCCTGAAATGAGCGTAACGGCATTCCAAACGGCAGAATAGGTGAGGGCGGTTTCCTCAGTTACAATTTCACCCGAAAGAGATTGAGAGCCACGGGGATTCCAAAGCGAATGATCCCAACTTTTGGGATCTGTGAGACTGAGATTGAAAACTCGTTTAGCTCCCTGTTTGATTTGATGACCAACATACCAAGCAAGGAGATTGGCTTTCGTGAATATATTCAAGAATAGGCCGCCTTTAGCTAAAGATTAGCTTCTGGCAACTATTATGAGGGATAAAATGTAGGAAAACAATGGGGTAGGTTTCTGTAAGTTTCTGTAAATTTCACACTTTTTTTAATTTAAATCATCTATTCTATCTTTTTTTGGTGCGAAACGGCATTTATCAAGCGACTCTTTGGTTATCCTCCATTGACCGCTTGGCGTTAGCACGGTTTTAAGGTGTCCATTTTCAATCCACAAATAGACAGTTCTTTCAGTCACATCAAAATACCAAGCGACCTCGCTCACTCGATATGTAGGCTTTTCTGGCAGCTCGGTCATGAATTATCCTTTATCTTCTCTGTCTTTCACTGCGAGTCTCAAGATTTGTTGCATTTTTCCCAGTTTGATTATATTCAGGATCATAATATTCGATAAGTTCTCTTTCTATCCTATTTAAATTATCCTTAGGCACTTCCATAAAGTATATTCTATCAAAATTTTTCGTTATCAGATGATGCCCCAACCTCGATGTGAGATTAACTGATTGACCGACATAAACAATTCTATCATCTCTGCATAAGAAATAAATGCATGGAACGACAGGAGCTACAAAACATTCTTTGACGCCAAATGGCAAAAGTTGAGGGGGCGCTTTTCTGTCCTCATGGACATAAATGATATTAGGAGGAAAATGTTTTCTGATTATACCCAATAACCATGAATCCAATTTCCCTTCGTAAACATTCTGAACTACATTATCGACATTTTTTATCAATTTATGGAGGAGTTCTCCCTGTAATATAGTATCTACATGGTCTTTAATATCTTTACGGGTTTGTTTATAGACATTATTATCCATGTATTTTTTTACAGAATCATCAATCATTCTCGCAATTTTCTTTTCATCAATTTCATTCATCTTTTATTTCCTTCAATCCCCTTAGAATCGCCGAATCTTAACCCGGCACCTCACCATCGATTCAAGTGGGATTTTCCTGATCCCGCCGGTTAATTGGGTGGTGAGATGTCCATGATCAATCCATAGCCTAATTGTCTCTGCTGAAACAGACATATAATCCGCAGCCTCATCGATATTGAATAGCTCCTTCTCCGGCGGTTCTGTTGCTGCAATGGTTTTGAATCCAGATTCCTGCAAACCCATCAACTCAGGATTTTCAGATAGTTTCAACGGTTGCTCCGGTTTTGGTATATCTACAATATTCTCCACGATTTTTTTTGGTCTTCCCATTATGCCTCCTTTTTTAAAAGTTCAGACAGTTTA